GCAGCGCGGCAGGCGCGGTCATTACGGCGTTTAAGGCGGTGGCAAGTGCGGCATTTAACTTTATTGCCGGAGCTATAAAAAAAGCAATGAATATCATTGTACCGGTTGTAAAGGTTGCGTTTGGGGCAATTAAGGGCGCAATTTCCGCAGCAGTAAACACTATTACATCAATTATAAGCGGGGTATTGACCGTTTTCGATGGGCTGATAACCTTTATTTCGGGCGTATTTACCGGAAATTGGCGGCAGGCATGGGAGGGCGTAAAGAGTATTTTCAAGGGCATTTTTGACACGTTCGCGGCAATCTGCAAGGCACCGATCAACGCGGTCATAGGCATTATAAACGGCGCAATTTCCGCTTTAAACAAAATCAATGTCACAATACCGGATTGGGTGCCGGGGTTGGGCGGGAAGTCGTTCGGGATCAATATACCGACAATACCGCAGCTTTACAGAGGTACGGACAACTGGAAGGGCGGCATGGCAATGATCCATGACCGAGGCGGCGAGATCGTAGACCTGCCGCAAGGTTCGAGGGTGTACCCGCATGATAAAAGCGTGGAAATGGCGCGGAGAGAGGGAGAGCGGAGCGGATCCGGATCTATCTCAATCAACATTCAGAAGTTGGCAGACAAAATAGAGGTACGCAGCGATGAAGATATAGACCGCATAGCAGAGGCGTTGGCGTACAAGCTAAAGAAAATAGCACTTAACACCGGCACAGCATAAAGGAGGCGGCAAAATTGGAAATTTGGTTAAAGCAGGGCAAGACGAACTTTAGATTTGCGGTTTTGCCGTCTGAATACGAATTGACGAGCGAAAGCAATAATACGCAGGTAATTGTCAATTCATTAGGCGAAATAAATTTGTTGGGGAAAAGGAAATTGAAAAATATTTCCTTTTCCTCTTTTTTCCCGAAACAGAAATACAGTTTTTGCGAGTACACGACATTCCCGACACCAAAGGAAAGTGTAAAGCTGATCGAGAAAATGAAAAATAACGGCGTTTTGCGCCTCACAATGACCGGTACGCCGGTTAATATGGATTGCACGATAGAAAATTTCACATGGGGCGAGAATGACGGAACCAAAGATATAAATTTTACGTTGGAGTTTAAAGAGTATCGGAAAGTAAAGGTAAAGACCACAAAGAAAAAAGAAAAGGTTACAAAAAAGGTAACGCCCGCAGCGACACAGCGGGCGGCAAAAGAAGTACAAAGCACCACATACACCGTAGTAAAGGGCGACAACCTAAGCAAGATCGCAAAGAATTTAACCGGCAGCAGCGCGAACTGGCAGGCGATCTACAATCAAAATAAGGGGGTTATAGGCGGCAATCCAAACTTAATATACCCCGGTCAACAGTTGGTGATCAATGTATGAAAATAAAATGGATTAGGCACAAAAACGGCTATGTATATACAAGCGACATAACGCAGGCGGTATCAAGCGTTTCATGGAGCGGATCCGTATCGCAGGCGGCGCGTACCGCAGAAATAGCGGTTATCAATGCGCCAAATGATAAGAATGTAAAAAATTTAAAGCTGAATATCGGCGCGGGGCAGGTAATAAAGCTATACGAGGGCGGCGATCTTATTTTTTTCGGAGAGGTACAGAGCGCAAGGAAAACGAGCGAAACCGGCACCGTAACATATACCTGCTATGATCTGTTAAATCATTTGCTGAAAAGTACCGGCGTTTATAACTTTTCCGACACAACGGCAGAACGGATCACAAAAAAGGTATGCGCCGATTTGGAGATTAAGACCGGCAGCATAGCGGCGACAAAGGCGACAATTAAAAAAATGATTATAGACGGCGATACATTCTATGACATTATTATGAAAGCCTACACGAAAGCGGCAAAGCAGACCGGAAAGAAATATATTTGCCGTATGGACGGATCCAAATTGTCGGTTGAGGTAAAAGGGAAGAAAGTTAAAAATTTCGTACTGGCAGAGGAATACAATATCACAAACGCCGAGTACGAGGAAACAATAGAAAACATGGTAAATGTGGTAAAGATTTACGATGAAAAAGGGGCGCAGGTTGGGGAAGTAAAGAAGGATAAATGGGTAGAGAAATACGGCATCTATCAGCAGATTTATAAAAAAGAAAAGGGGATAAACGAGCAGGCAGCGGCTAAAAGTATGCTGCAGGGCGTGGAAAAGCGGGTAACGGTTGAGGGGATAAACGGCGATCTAAAGTGCATCGCGGGTAACGGCGTAGAGGTTTACG